GTATCTGGTGGCTGGAGGCCGGGACGTGCCTCGGGGCGGTACGGGAACAGGGGTTCATCCCACATGATCCGGATATCGACATCGGACTTCACCCGAAGGAACCGGCACTCTGGGATAAACTCCAGGCCGACATGATAGCGGCCGGGTTTGAGTTCTTGCGGGCGTGGATTTACGGCAAGAAAAAAACGGAATTAAGTTTCCGGAAGAACGGCGTCAAGGTCGATCTTTTCTTTTTTTATGATGACGGCGATTTTTGGTGGCACGGCGCATTCGGGCCGAATAAGAAAGGCGGGCGTGACGTCGATTTGGAATTTCTCCCGCATGTTTTCTCGGCCCATCTCTTCAAAGACCTGAAGCCGGTCACGTTCCATGGCCTTCCATGCTTCCTCCCGAACCCGCCGGAACGATATCTTCTGGAGCGCTATGGATCGAACTGGCGGCAACGGCAACGAGCCTATCGATATTGGAATGACTGCCGGGCCATTGACCGAAACTATTTCAAGCGGGGCGCGAAAGCCGTATTCATCGGCGGCGTCTGGGACCTCTTCCATGAGGGACACCTGGCTATCCTTGAACGGGCCAAGGCGCTTGGGACGAAACTCATTGTCGGCGTTCTGACCGATAAGGCCGCATCGGATTACAAGTCCCAGCCGATCATCCCATTCGAGGCTAGGCGGAGGATTGTCGAAGCCTTGAAATGCGTCGATAAAACCATTATGCAGAACGACAGGAATTCGACGGCCGACCTTGAGGCGGCAGGCATTCAACCTCATTATCTCGTTCACGGCGATGATTGGGACCAATGTCCCGGCGAGGCATATGTCCGGAAGCACGGCGGCAAATTGGTTTATCTACCTTATACGCAGGGTATTTCGACGACCGAAATCCGGCAACGGATAATTGATAATGACATGAAGGCCGTTATTGCCGCCCGCGAAAATAAACTTGCCGTCGGGATCAAGACGTTCATGAGGAGTGAGACATTATTCAAGACGCTCGAAACGTATCGGGCAACGCTCGCCAAGTCCGGCCTACCCTATCGCTTCTACATTGCCGACGATGGACCGCAGGATGACGAGAGAGCGCTGGCCTATGCGAAACTCAAAAAGAGCGGACACGTGATCATCTCCCTTCCATTCAATTCGGGGATTTCCCTAGGACGGAATGCGATCATAAAACAGGCCAAGGAAGATTATGTTCTAATATCGGATGACGACGTTGTCATCAGGGACCCTGAATCGATCAAACACATGAAAGAAGTGCTCGATTCGGATGAGCATATCGGGTTAGTTGCAGCGACGCTTAAATATGAAAAAGGTGCATTCTTTGCCGGAGAGAACTATGCCAAGGGGCTACGATTTGAAATGCGGGGCAAACTACTCGCCAGAATCCCGGCTCCCCGCGAAGTCCATGCGACGGCCGGCGACATTAAGTATGTCTTGGCCGATCAGGTTCCGAACATCTTCCTTGCCAAATGCAAAATCTTCAAGGACGTGATGTGGGATAACCGGATAAAAATCGAATATGAACACATAGACTTTTTTCTGGAGTTAAAGAAAACGTCATGGAGGGCGGCCATCTGTCTTGATGCCGAGGCATTCCATCTCATCACAAGCCCGGATACGGAATATAACCAGTACCGTAGGACAACTCCGATGGCATATTTTTTACAAAAGCATGGACTGGGATCGGTGGTCAACCAGTTTTAGGAGTTCGATATGGCAACACGAAGGCTCGGATTCCAGCCGTTAATGCAGTCGATCTATACCCGGCTCACGACCCATGCTTTAACCAGCACTTATACGATCTATGACTACGTTCCCAAAAGTGCCGTCATGCCGTATGTATCCTTCGGTTCTCCGATAGGCATCCGGTCCATATCATTCACGACAAAAGACACGCAGGTTGAAGACAATACCATCACCGTCCATGTCTGGAGCGCGACCAAAGGCGATAAGCAAGCCTCCCAGTATATGGACAATATCGTCCAGGCCGTCCTCGGAACGGACCTTGCCGTGCTCGGATATTTTGCGCCGTTCATCGCATTCCTCGATATGTCGGAACTCTTCATTGATGATTCCGTGCCGACGCATCTCGTAAGGCATGGCGTTATGAGATTCCGATTCATTATGGCTCCGAGTTGAATCGGGGCTTAATTAAAAAACATATCACAGACTTAATTTAGTCTGTTCATCTTACCCGGAACCGCGAATCTTTTCTCACGCGGAACGGGGAAATAAAAACAAAAACTTCAAAGGAGTTTATTATGACTACAGCCGCTGTAACCGGCAAACTCATGACCCTCTCTATAGAGGGCGACCTGATGGCGGAGAACCAGTCCTTTGCCCTGCATTTCGCGGGGGCCTCGATTGACGTAACATCGAAGGACTCAGACAATTGGGGCGAATTCCTCCAGGGCCGCAAGGAATGGTCTATCGATTTTAACGGCATGTACATCTATAATGATGTTGCCAAGCGTGCTCTCCAGGCCCACTTCCTCACCGGCATCCCAGCTGACTTGGACATTATCATCACGATGCCCGACGGCGCGACCTTCATAGGCAGTGCTGTTCTGGAGTCGATGGACTACGAAGGTCCGGCCGAAGAAGCGTTGACCATTTCCGGATCACTCAAGGGCAGGGGTGCACTCACACCTTCCGTAAGCTGAAATTCCTCCTTTTTTCTTCCTTCCTCCTTTCTCCCTCGGGGGGCGTCCGCGGGGATGCCCCCCACTTTTTAATCTTTTCGTAAGGAGATTTTATGAAACCGCACGTAGAAGCAAGGTCCGTTCCGATTACCCTGCTTGATGGTAAGCCACGGCATGTCTACCTCGGGTTTAATGCGCTTAATACGCTGGTCGAGAAACTCGGGGTCGATATCATGAACGCGCAGACCACGATAACTACCGCCGGGGGACCGGAGATGCTCAAAACCATCCGGGCAATCCTTTGGGCAGGACTTATCCACGAGGACGAAATGTTGACCATCGAAGATGCCGGGGATCTCATCGAATTCAGCAAACTTGATGAAATTACTAATGCCGTCCTCAAAGCTTTGGCGCTGTCCTTCAAGTCCGGCGGAGAACTAAAAAACGCCGAAAAGCCGGTGACGGAGACAAGCCCCTCGACGGACCCGGCTTCCTCAGAGCAAGCGAAAGAACAGCCTACGCCCTAGGTCTCAAACCCTGGGAATTCTTTGATTTGACGCCGGGAGAACTCTGCCTCATGGCTGATGCCGTAGGCGAGCGCGAGTTTGTGCGCGAGAAGGAGATGTGGCGACGATTCGCATTCTTGGCAGCTGAGACCATGAACATCTCCGGGAAGAGCGTTCGAAGGCCGGTAAGAGCTAAAGACCTAATCCGGTTTGAGGATGACGACAAGGTTAAGCCGGGGCCGACGCCGGCTGATATCGAACATAGGAAACGACAGGCAATGGAAACGGCAAAACTTCACAAGTCAAAATTCTGGGAAAAACTCAAGGATGAGTCTGTCCGGAAATTGACCGGAGACTGATATGGGCGAGATCGGAAATATCTGGATAAAGATCGGCGCAAAAATTGACGATTTCGAGAAGAACATGTCTACCGCCGAGAAGGCGATGGTCAAGGTCGGCGATAAATTCCAGAGCATCGGCAAGACATTAAGTATCGCCGGTGCCGCTATCACCGCCAGCATGGGGCTCATCATTGCCAAGACCGCAAACCTCGGCGACAAGTTCTATGACCTAAGCCAGAGAACCGGCATTGCCGTAGAAACCCTTTCATCCTTCAAACTTGCAGCCGACAAGAGCGGAACCTCCATAGAGGGATTTGCGACGGGCATGAAAGGCTTGTCCCGCGTCATGTTCGAAGCCGCGTCCGGTGGTAAAGAAGCCAAGGAGGCTTTTATCGCCGTCGGCGTCTCGGCAACGGATGATGTCGGGAAACTCCGACCGCTCGACCAGGTCATGCTTGATGTTGCCGACAGATTTGCGTCGATGGCAGATGGTGCTGAGAAGAACGCTCTGGCCATGAAGCTCTTCGGCAAATCCGGCATGGACCTCATCCCCATGCTCAATCTCGGACGCAAGGGGCTCGAAGAAAACGTTGAGCAGATGAAAAGGTTCGGCATCGTTACCCTTGAAGAGGCCCGGGCTGGCGATGCCTTCAATGATGCCATGACGGACCTACAGGCCGCGACGGGCGGCCTGACCCGGACCATCGGCAACGCCCTGATTCCGGTCATGACCGACCTAGCAACGAAGGCTTCCGAGATCATCGCCAAGGTTACGGCTTGGGCGAAGGAACATCCTTTACTTACGAAGGTCGTAAGCGGAACCGTGATGGCAATCGGGGCATTATTCACGGCACTAGCCACCCTAAGCTTCGCTTTCGGCACGGTATTGAAATATTTTCCGACTCTGATAACGGGTTTCAAAACCATTGCGGCCCTTGCTGCGAAATCGATCATCTTTACGTTCACGCTCGCTGGGGTTGCAATCGTCGCGGCGGGCGTTGCGAAGATGATTGCGGATTTCAAGAAGCTCCGGGAAGAGGGTAAGACAACGGCAGATGCGCTTGCGGCGATGGCTCCGAAATTCAATCCGTTTCAGAATATGTCGCGTAAAGGACTTGGGAAATTCCTGACCGACATGGAGGCGGCGCGGGACAAGTCGATCAACCTCAAGGGAGCGATGATCCTACTCGGTGAAGCCTTCCGCGCTATCAAGGGGGCTATTGACCCCGCAACTTCAAGCCTTGCCAACCTCACGGCCATCTTCAAGGAATTCGGCCTCAAGAC